GTGGCCACCAACTTCTACCTTTAAGTCCATAACACTAACGTACCGAGTGGATCGAAGGTGTACCTCAACGATTCAATAACCGCTGACATACCTCTTGTAAACTCGAATAGTGGTATCTTAAAGGCCTTCGATAGTAATGTCTTAACATTATCTATCTGGCCACGGAACATCCCATACTGGTTTGCATCAAGTACTTCACGTCCTCGACTTGCTCCGTCAATTTTCTTTATTATGACAGTGAACCGACTCATAATTGTCGTTGCAAATATTGATTTCTTGACACTACTGTATACTTGCAAACAGTAATGTTCAAGTCCGTGTAAACTAGTTACTTGGACAGCATATGCGTAAGCTCCTGGTAACGGCTGACCCATGTCAGCAGCCAGTTTACCTCCTGGATCGAATGATCTCCTATCCGGGACTCGCTCTATCCGGTGACTCAAGGAAAGCTCAGAGACCTCTTCGGATATACCCCCTAGGCTGACATGTGTATTCATGATAATAGTGATACTACCAGGTTCAAGGCCCCACAATGTTGTGAGCCAGTCACATTGTGCATTACTCAGTCGATCCATGATAGCAGGTCTTCCTTTCCTCTCTAGTATTTCTTTCTTTCTAACTGATAGTGACTTGACTACTGCTATAATGTCATTTGGGACAATGGATTCTGTAGGGCCATGTACATATGTAGACACTGCTCTAGCCAGGTATTGTCCCCCTACTTTCTGTTTATGATCAACACGTAGGAACTCAGCGATAGCACCCAAGAAACATTTATGAGATTGAAATCTGATATTGAGCGATGCTGCACCCCGCATCAACACCTGCACCTGATGTAGATTTGTGACGGCCGCCAACACGTCATCCCCATTATGTAGGGTTGGGACTAATTGACCATCTAGACAAGAATCTATGTATATCTTGTTCAGTACTGTGTTTATAAAAGTAGTCATACGCCACCCAGAGAGTAGTGTTCCTTTTGCTTTATACCTGCCTCCCAATTTATCTAACACGGTTACATCGTCTAGTGCTGCTATCTGCCAGTTGATAGCGGCTACTTGGTCTGGGTCCAAATAATGAGAGAAGACATCGCGATATGCTATCAACACCATCTGCATCGTCACAGTGGAATGCTGAGAGTTGAAATCCTCGAAGTCGAAACAAAAAGGCGTTCCGTTTTTGATGACATTCTGTACAGATAAAGCTACATTTTCGGTCGTAGCACTCTTACCTATAGGAAAAACATTACTCAGTAAACTCTCACAATCACCAAAACCATACTGACTGAGAACGAAACAAGTGTTATCTACGCCGTAAATAGCACGTTGCTTGCCCCATTCATACTTGGTCATCGCTTTGGCCTGTACTTCTGGGGTGCGGTCAATAAAGTGGCTTATAGGATAATGTGGCATCCTACTCATCGCAAAGATTTTGTTGCGTAGCGTGCTGTCAGCTGCTTTGAATTCATCATCTTCTTCATATTGACTGAAAAAGGTGCCAGCCGGTGCCCACTTCCACCTCATCTTCCAATGGTTGTCCCACTTCTTTTTGGTCGGTTTATGTCCGTTACGTAACAGTCGAGAAAATAGCTCACCACACTTACGGTAAACAGTGTTACTATTAATGTTACATACATTCGGGTTTACACGATGGTCCTTCTCGGCCGCCCAGTCGACAGTACCGAGTCCCCTATTCACCAACACTTCGAACTCGAAACATGGTGTAAGATCTAGAGAGAGACAGTTCTGTAAGGCTTTGAGTCTAAGTGTAACTGTGTTTTTGACATAGCTTGCAAATGATAGAACATCTATATACGGCTTATACCACACTTTGCTGTTTGACACATATTGGTATATTTCGTCAGGCATATTCAATATCCAGACAACCAGGCCAGCAAAAAAGGCCTCAGTAAAATCAGGGTGTCGAACTAGTCGAGATATAAAGTATTCCAAAAACCGTATCTTAGCCATTACATACGTCTCATCAAGTGCTTTAAGTTCGTTAACTGTGACATGACGTAAATGTTTCGCTGAGACTTTGGTGTGGTTAAGGGTGATTTCTTTTCGTAAGATGGCTGATATCGTTACAGGCCTTAAATTTTGCAAATGAGTGTATTGGTGTTTAGTCATGAACACGTCTTTTATGATATCCTGATCATTAACTGGTCCATACGGAAATAAGGACACTCCGTATTGGATTCGTGAGATATATCGTAAGTCAGCATCTTTAAGTAAATGAAAGTGGGTTTTGGAATGAATGTAATATGCAGTGATTCCCAGTAAAGTAAAATAGTGTGCCGCCAGCGGTACGGAGTGAGTAGTCATCTTCTTCCATACGGTCCCAGACCCTGTATGACCATGTCTTACATCAAGTAAGACATATTCTGCTTCACTGAAGCTACATGATGCAATTGAGTTGGTTCCGGACCTCTTTAAACACCTCGGTATATGATCTAGCTCAGCTAGTCTCCGTCTGCTGGGGGTGGTAACTCGTCGTTCGGCTGCTCCATTGTGTCCACACCATTCTGAGATTGGGAAGCTTGAGTATTGTTTCTCAACGGCATCCCAACGATCATCGTGTCCACGTGAAAACCCGCCAGAGCCAGGTCGTATCTGGCAGTTAACCTAGCCAGAGTATTAGCTACTATGTCGGCAGCTGAAGTGTAATACTTTGGTAGATTAGGCATTAAGTCTTCCCTAACAACAACTTCGGCCAACCATTCGGGTTCAGATAATACCTCGAACCGTATTACGCTCCAACTAAACACCTGCTCTTGATAGAGTCTGTGGCTAAAGTCGGACCCCCAACATTTGTCACGCCTCTCGACTCCGACGAACCGATAGTTCTCGGGGCGGCGTAGCTTACAAGGTGTTGTGGGTGGCATGGCCACGCTGACATTGTTTGCTGCATATATACGGTGTGCTCCTAGATTGAGTGGGTGTTTATATCGGACATTGTGTCCTTGCCACCGTGCAACAACTCCATATGCCCACAAATCACCATAGTTCATGGTCCTGTAGGTATGGCCATCATCAAACTCGTTGACCATAGGATTTATTTTAAATGTTGCATGATAGGGAGTGCCGTCTAATAGTGACCCTGCACGGCCACATAACATAGCAATACCTCCTGGTGCTACCATTGAGTTAAACAGCACGTCTTGACCACGTTCAGCGTAGCCATACTCCTCAAGATGCTCTATTTGTACATGACCTATCGGAATGCTTCGTTTTATGACCGTCGATTCCACCCTTTATGAATGTGTAACAATGCTGATATGAACATAAAGGCACGTCTTGCCCCAGTACAGCACTAACTAGTGCGTTTGCACGTGTGGCGACGTCGAGCTCATCGCGAATATTTAAACGCATATTCTTTAGCAACTCCCTAATGTTCTTAGCGTTCATGATAATCATATACTCACCCCAATACCATGCAGTATTGTACAGTAGTGAGTCTATGACACATCCGTCATTAGAGTTTACAATGCCATCGTACTCGCGGACAGCTTCGACAGAAGTGCAGACTGCCTCCCCTAGCAGCAAACAAGGTATAGAAGCTCGCTTGAGTCCTAGAGAAGGCAACCTACAAACACGATGGATGTGTGTCCACCAGTGTGCCTCTACTGTCTCAGTACTAGGTTGACAGTACCAAGGTCTGAGTATCTTCGCGGCATTGAGTGCATCTTCGTGCCATCTATGTGTAGTACATAACTTATGTAACAATACCAATAGATCGTTGTCGTCGTAGCTTGTGGAGTTAAGCACGTTGACTTCAGGACCAACGAAAACAATAGAATTTGGCATAAGATTGAAGTCTACGTTCTGGTCTACAAGTAAAGGTGACATACGTACATTACCCTTGAGGCAGTGCAACAACATAATACACTCTTTCTCTGTTAGGTTACTCGTATTTATCCAGTACTTGTACTGCTTCAAATGCTTTATGGCATTATCATCTCTTGGCACCTCACTCGGCAAAAACGTGACGTTCATCTCGTTAGTCTCGGGGGCATGGTTGATATTTTGCGGAACAATATACCTATTGGATATAAAATCGAAGTGGTCTCCGAAGTGGTCGCCTGACCTACTATGTCCGTCGTTGTATTCATACATCTTCCACACCTTAACATTGTAAGATATATACGTGTCCAAGTTAGCTTCTGGCTCCATTCCGTCGACCCGGTCTAACAATGCGCGTTTAATATTTGATAGATTAGAGTCGGTATCCGCTACACCACATGCAGTAGGGCCAGACCTAACCATAGTCTTAAGTGTATCCCATTGTTGACGTGGGTCTGGTATCCGTGACCAAGCTAATACATCTGCGACTCTAAACCTCAATGTATGATTGAAAGTCGCTAATCGCTTAGACATCCTCGCTCTATGTATTTTCATCAGAATGACAGCAATCAGGGCAGTAGCATTGTCATAGAAATCACCCGCTAACATAACGTCTTGAAACAGGTTAATGCGCTGTTCCTTGATATCAACGCTGGGAGCTGTTTCACGTAGGTATTTGGCGACGAGAGTAGAGTTTGGGAACCCGTCTCTGTTTACACACTCTCGGTTTAGACCAAAATACGACTGCTGTCTACCAGCATCAACTACAGTCTGTGGCATGCCGTATATAGTCCCTGTAGCTAGAGCAGCAGTGATACCTCGTTTACCCTCTTGTTCAGAGATAGGATCAACGGTATGTCCTTGGGCCATGTTAGCTTCACCGGTCAGTCTAGTATATTGGTGACCTTGTTGAGCCAAGCCCACATCCTTACTGCCACCATCATTCAACTTGAGATAATTTTTGTAGAACACGAGTCCTTGTTTATAACTTTGGAAAACACAGTTTAAGTTCTTGTAAGTGAACATGTTTAAGAGTAATTTACTTTGCAATTGGGGGTTTTATATGCTAT